CTGCAGTTTCTGGGCAGATGTACAGTAGCTCTGGTGCAGCAGCTACAATCAGAATTACTGACACGGACCCCACCGTTTTAGCTGGACAACCATCTGGCACAATTGAGTTTTTTGTATCCGATACCAATACACCAACTCCTGGTGTTGGTGCTTACATTTCGGCTGTTTCAGAAGATGGTAGCCCTGAAACCTCCCTGACTTTTGGCACTCGTGCTGATATCACCAATCATATTGATGCCAACGAGCGTATGCGTATCACCAGTGCAGGCAACGTAGGTATTGGGACAAGTTCCCCTGCTGAGGAACTCCACATTCAAGCCACCATCCCGACAATCAGGTTGCAAGACAGTGATGATAGTTCCTACACGAACCTTGTCTTTAACGCAGGTGTTTTTCGGATAGACGTTGATCCAACGGCTGTGGGGGCAACAAACAGTTTCTTTGCAGTTGATGTTGACGGCAACGAGCGTATGCGTCTCACTACTGGCGGCAACTTAGGTATTGGTACGGCTCTTCCAGTCACACCTCTTCATGTTGTTGGGGCAAGTATCACTACTGGTGTTACCTTCCAGAACCAGCCAACACAAACCTCTAAGTCTGCTGCTGTAACACTTACTATTGCAGAACTGCTAACTGGTATTGTACAGTTTACTGGTGCTACAATCGGTACTCTTACGCTTCCTACAGGTACAGCTATTGAGGGCGGACTTCCCACTACGTTCCCAACAAATATGTCCTTTGACTTCTCCGTTATTAACACGGGTACAGCCGCAGGCGCTGTAACTATTACTGGAAATACAGGTTTAACTCTGGTTGGTTCAATGGTTGTACCTATTACTACATCAGGATTATTCAGGGTTCGTAAGACTGCTACAAACACTTACACTGTATATAGAATCTCTTAAAGATAAGGGCAAAACATGTCTAGGGATATTACAGCAGGCTTTGTGCCTAATCTACTACAAAAAGAGATTACGCCTTTCTTTGCTGTAGAGATTAACTTCTCAAGTGGACCTCTTTATCTTTGGTCGGGGTATGGTGATCTAATCAATGATGGTAAAACTTATCTTGGTGCTGGTCAACTGTTGACTATTTCTACTGTTGGAGAGACCACAGAACTTGAAGCTAAGGGTGCTACTCTGTCGTTATCTGGTATCCCTAGCAGCTTCTTGTCCCTAGCACTAGGAGAATCTTATCAGGGTCGTGAGTGCATCATCTATTTTGGTTTGCTCTACCCAGATTCTTATTTGATTACACAGGGTTTAGATTTTATCACTACTCAAGCTGGTGACCTTCTGGTCTTAGAGGGTGATAGTCAAGCGCTTGTAGAAATCTTTAGTGGTGAACTTGACCAGATGAATATATCAGAAGCAGCAGACACCGCTACTATCTCTGTTACGGCTGAGAGTGCTTTGATTAAACTTGATAGACCTGTCGTAAGACGGTTTACAGACTCAGACCAAAGATCAAGGTTTCCTACGGATAAAGGACTAGAGTTTGTTGCTGGCCTACAAGATAAAGAAATCTTCTGGGGTCGCAAAGGAACTTCTTAAAGGACAACCCGAATGATTACCTACCAACAAGAGTTTTTACTTACTGTAGAGAAAGATATTAAACCTCTGCTTGAAGAGCATTGGCTAGAGGTAGCAACAAACAAACACGCTATAAAACTAAACCCTGATTGGGAAGCATACCATACGCTAGAAGATCAGGGTATGTTGCATATCTTTACAGCCAGAGAAGGTGAAACTCTTGTTGGATACTTCGTAACGATCAGTCGTAAGCATATCCACTATAAGGACCACCTGTTTGCTGTAAACTCTGCTCTCTATCTAAAGAAGGATTGTCGCAAGGGTTTTATAAGTGCTAGGCTATTCAAGTTTGCTGAGAAGTCTTTAAAAGAAGATGGAGTATCTGTTTTAATAGTAAGCACGACAAATAATAAACCTTTCGATAAACTCTTGTTGTGGTTGCGCTACAAACCTGTCGAAACTATGTATTCTAAGTTACTAGGAGAATAAACATGGCTGTAGCCCTTCCTGCACTTCTTTCTACTGCATCTGTTGCCCTTACAACTGGTGTCGCTGGAGCAATAGGTGGATCGTTCTTTACCCACTTCCTAATCTCCACAGCTATGGGTGCTGCACTCAATGCACTCTCTCCTAAACCATCTTCTGCTAGTTCTGGTGGTTACTCTCTTACTGGTCAATCAGGGTCTGCTGTAGATCATCAGATTATCTATGGTAAAACTAAAGTCGGTGGAGTTCGTCTTTATGATACTTCTACGGGTGGAGAGACTAACACATTTCTACATCGTATCCTAGCCTATGCTGGACATGAGATTGAGTCTTACGAAGAAATCTACCTTAATGATGACCTTGTTACTATTGATGGTTCTGGTAACGTAACGTTGCCTGCTAGGTATAGTGGGTATGTCACTATCAAAAAGTATTATGGAACAACGACACAAGCTGCTGACACAGGTTTGATTGCAGATGCTGGTGGTGCTTGGACTAGCTTGCATAAACTTTCTAATATTGCTTATCTGTATGTAAAACTGAAATATAACTCTGACGTATTCCCTAATGGCATTCCTGTAGTATCTTGTGTGATTAAGGGTAAGAAGGTCTATGACCCTGAGACAGCTACCACAGCTTGGTCAGACAATCCAGCTTTATGTCTTAGAGATTATGTGTCGTCAGCCTATGGCTTAAGCATTCCAGATGCCCGTATCTATGACAGCAGTGTTATCACAGCTAAAGGTATTTGCAATCAAACTGTAGAGTCTGAGGCTCGTTACTCTTGTAATGGTTCATTCTTAACCTCTAGTTCCCCCAAGCAAGTAATCTCTGATATGCTGACCTCTATGGGTGGCCTATTCTGGTACTCTCAGGGTAGTTGGAAAATGAAGGCTGCTGCCTATACCACTCCCACTGTTACTTTAGATGAAGATGACCTTCGCTCTGGTATTTCTCTTTCGACTAGGCACTCTCGTAGAGATAACTTTAACACTGTTAAGGGAACCTTTCGTGGTGCTGAGAGTGATTGGCAACCAGCAGACTATCCTTTGGTAGACGACCCTGCCTTTATCACTGCTGACAACAACCTAGTTAATACTGTAGACTTCTCTTTACCCTTTACGGCTTCTTCTAAGACTGCTCAGAGGATTGCTAGGGTATTTCTTAATCGTAACAGAGAGCAACTAACAGTTTCTGCTACCTTTGGTCTTAAGGCTTTTCAGGTTGAAGTTGGTGATATTGTCTATCTCAATAACACTCGCTTTGGTTGGAGCAGTAAACCTTTTGAAGTTACTACTTGGGACTTTGGTTTGTCGGATGGACTTGACCTACAGACCAGTTTGACACTAAGAGAGATTTCTCCAGAAGTCTTTACTAATGTTGATGGTGCTTTCTTTGAGAACAACAACAGTAGTTTGCCTTCAGCTTTCTATGTTCCTGCCGTTAGTTTTTCTAGTATTGAAACAGAATTAAGGTCTAACTTTGAGAGCCTGTTCAACGTAGTTAAACTGACTGTATCTTCTTCTGACCCATCTTCTGTAGAACGGGTAGAAGTTCAAATGCAAGAGGATGGTGCTACAAATTGGGTAGCAGTTGGTGTAGGCGATCTTGGGATTTATGAAACTCCTGCTTTGAATGATGGTTTTTATTATTTTAGAGTTAGAGCCTATAGTTTCTTAGGTGTTAAGGGAGATTGGTTTCAGTCGGGGTCTACTCAAGTTCTTGGTCAAGCTGCTCCACCACAAAACGTAAGCAGTCTTAGTGCTAACCTTTCTGGTGGAAACGTAAACTTAGCTTGGCCCCCAGTTACTGATCCTGACCTTTCATTCTACAGGATTAGGCACACTACAGATGAGAGCGCCCCAAGCTGGTCTAACGCTGTCACATATGTGGATAAGGTATCTCGTCCAGCATCATCTGTGAGCGTTCCTGCTAAGTCTGGGACGTATATGATACGTGCTTACGACAAGCTAGGGACTAACTCTCCGCAACTTAGTTCTGTTGTTGTTCCTGCAAATGCTCTTGAGACTTTTACGAATAACCTATCTCTTACAGACAGTCCTACGTTTACTGGGACAAAGACTAACACCTCTGTTGTGTCGTCTAACTTGAGGATTACGACAACTACCTCTGCCCCATCTTCTGGGACTTACCTATCTAGCACTTATATTGACACTGCTGCGGTAAGACGAGTAAGAGCCTACATAGACCTTGCTGTTAGTCGCTTTGATAGTGGTTCAGGTTTGTTTGATAGTCTAACAGGTCCGTTTGATACCCTAAGTGGACTTTTTGATGACCTTACTGGTGGCGGTAACTTTGATGATACAGATGTAGTTACTTATATCTCTATCACTAATGATAATCCAGCAGGGACACCAACTTGGTCTTCTTATCAAATCTTTCAGGCTGGTGACTTTTATGGTCGTGCATTTAGGTTCAAAGTAGAACTTAAGTCTGAGTCTGTTGGGGTCTCCCCAAGTATATCGTCTCTTATCGCTAAAATCAAATACAACTAAGGGGAACCTGAACCTTGTCTCAGCATGATTACGTTATTGACAATCAAACGTCTGCCAATCTTAGGGTAGACCTTAACAACGCACTAGCAGCTATTGTTTCCCAGAACAGTGGCTCTACTGCTCCTGCCTCTACGTTTGCTAACCAACTTTGGTACGACACCTCGACTGACCAACTTAAGCAGCGTAATGAGACCAACACAGTCTGGATTACTCTTGGTACGACAGACCAAACTAACAATAAGTTTGAGCCTAACCAAACATTTGCTACTCAAGCAGAGGCACAGGCTGGAACTGATAACACTAAAGCTATGACATCTTTACGAGTAAATGAAGCTACTACAACCCTTTTTAATGTGACAGGTGCTGCCCCTGTTTATGCTTGTCGTGCATGGGTAAACTTTAATGGCACTGGCACACCATCTATCCGTGCATCTGGAAACGTTTCAAGCATTACAGACAGTGGCACTGGAAACTACACTGTAAACTTTACTGTAGCCATGCCAGATGCAAATATAGCAGCTATTGCAAATTATTCTGTAAATGATTCGGCTAGTGGTAGCAACAATGACGGACAAGCAGCCTGTAGGGCAGTAACAACCACCTCTGTAGGTGTCTTTGTAGCTGATGGCAGTGGTGCGGCAAGAGACGCAATTCGAGTGTCTGTTGTTGTATTTCGATAAGGTATGTAATTGATTGAAAAACGGAGGTTCTATGCAGGTTATCATATTCCAACAAGAAAACGGCGGTGTTTCCGTCATCATTCCTACGCCTGATTACACAGATCAAATTGAGGCTGTCGCAAACAAAGATGTACCGAACGGCAAGCCTTGGCGCATTATCGATCATAGTAAGCTACCACCCCGCGAATTTAGGGACCAATGGCAATGGACAGATTCTGGTCCACTTACTGTTAAGACAGAAGTAACAGTTGAACCAGAAGTAGTTATCTAATGCGTATTAAAAATATAGATGCTATCAAAGAACATGAAGCACTGAAACTTACAGCGTACCTTCCAACCAAGAATGATGTATGGACTATTGGTTGGGGCCATACGAAGACTGACAAGCAGGGTATGGTAATCACTGAGGCTCAGGCTGAACAGCTTATCAGAGACGACCTAGCATGGGTAGAAGACGCCATTGACAACTTAGTTAAGGTTTCTATCACACAGAACCAGAGGGATGCTCTAGGCTCTCTTATCTTCAACATTGGTGCTACTAGTTTCTCTAAATCTACTGTACTTCGTAAGCTAAATGCCAAGGACTATCTTGGTGCTGCTGATGCTTTCCTTATGTGGGATAAGCAAAAGGATAAACAAACTGGGGAGATGGTTCGACTAAAAGGTCTAACTAAGAGACGACAACAAGAAAGAAACTTATTCAATGGGTAACTTAGTATGACCGAAGATGACACCATTAGACGAGTAGAGAGACTAGAAGAAGAGATTGGTAAACTTTGTACAATAATCAATGATCTTAATCTTACGATTGCCCTCTTGAACAAGACAGTTGAGAATATGGGTGCATCGGAAAAGCGTAGAGCAGAATTAAGGGACAAGTCAATCTTGTTCATTGTTGGTGGTTTTATTTCTGCGGTGATTGTTTGGATTATTAATGGTGGACTAATCAAGTAAGGATAGGCCATGAGTATCAAGAAGACTTTCAAGAGGGAGATAGCCGTAGCCCTTCTACTTTGGCTAGTTTATGTCGTAGAGGTAAAAGATGTTTCAGTTATTGAAGTCCTTGTGTGGCCGATCTTTGCGTTCCTTGGTGCTGCTTTCGGTCTTGACGCTTACTCTAAGCAGTTGCAGCAGCAGCCCACTGAGCCTACTGACAGGCGGGGGTCCGAAGGTAGCAGCGAATATACAGGCGGGGAAGACCAACAGTCAGACAGTAGGAACGACAAATAATGTTGAGCAGAAAGTAGATAAGCCTATCATTAGTCGTGACCTTGTGCAGTCTAGTGACAATACTGATGTTAAAGCTGATAATGTTGAGAAAGTCCAGATTAGCAACACTGAGCCTTGGGTGATCCTGCTGCTTATCCTTGGGTGGTTACTCCCATCCCCTAATGAGATAGGCAGAAGTATACTAAGTCTGTTTAAGCGTAAAGACAAATAAAATTAGCCACACTTAGGTTTGATCCTAGGTGTGGCTTTTTCAATTTAATGTAGGTTTCGTTCTTCGTCGTAGTCTTCATACTGTGACATTTCATACAGGATGCCGCCAACAACAATCTGAGTGTCGTTAATCTCTTTAGCTAGGCTATGCACCTTCCAAGCTAGATATAGCGACACAACAAGCTGGATGATTACGATTACGTACCAAACCTCAATCATTCGATTGAACCTTGATAAGTTCTGCCAAGTACCATTGTGCTTTCTTCAAGTCTTCAATCCCATTCTT